GCCATTTACAACTACAAAGACACGGCATCTGCAATCGGCCAGATCGGCCAAGGCTTGGGGTCCAAAGCGTTGGACACCGCTGGGGAAGCTGTTGGCTATGGTCCAATTCTTGATCCCGCCAAGAAAGCAGAACGCGAAGCTATGGCTGATGCCTTGTTGCAATCTTACAGTGGCCGTTATGGCGGCGGGGAAGAAGGCGAGTTTTGGAAGCACCTTGCCGAAGACCCAGCGTCTTATTTGACCGATGTTGCATCAGTGGCATCTCTTGGTGTGGGTAGCGCATCAAAGCTTGGGTTGCTGGACAAGGCTAGCAAGCTTGGAAAAGTTACCAAGTTTGCTGAAAACCTTGACCCAGTTCAAGCCGCCATGAACATCACAGGAAAAACGGCATCCGTTGTAGGCAAGGCTATTCCTTTTGGCTTAATGGGGGCGCAAAACGTTTTCAGCGGCATTCCTTTTAAAATTCTCAACACGGCACGGCAGGCTGCGCTAAGTGGCGACCCCAAGAAAATTGAAGCTTTTATGTCTTCGATTAAAGCAAAGAAAAACTTCTCTAGTGAAGCCATTGATTCCTTGGAAGGTGCCATTGATGATATGGCCAACAAGGCGAGCGATGCCTATATGACAAATCAAGCAACAGCGTTTGGCCGTACACAACCTGTTGACATGGCAAACCCTACAGAAGCCAGAGACGTTGTTGAAAAGATGATTACGCCACAAGGCGTTCTGCAATCTCCCGTGTCGTATGCTGCTGGCGATATGAGTGCGGCGAGAGATGCAGTAAACCTAATTGACAACGTTTTGACGCATCCCTCTGCCAAAGCAAACACCATTCAGGAACTTGATGTGGTGAAGAAAAGCCTAGACACGTTGGCTGGTCAAATCCAACACCCAGCCTTAAAAAGCCGTGTTCAGGCAATGTCTGGGAAACTTGTAGACGCGATGGCTGCAACCGATCCGGCCTATGGCAAGATGATGTCTGGGTGGTCTGAATGGAAACGTCAACTTAACAACGTCAGAAAAGAGTTTGGCACGAAAGCCATGTCTGACGTTGCTAGGACACGGAAGCTGTCAAGGGCTTTTGCATCCAAGTCTGGAAATGAAATGTTTGACCTCCTTGAGGGAACCCCCAGTGGGGAAAACCTTCGGTATTCTCTTGCCGGAGATGCCATGAAAAATTATAGCAGCGACCGCATTCATAACCTTGTTGCTGGGTTGGGTGGCCTTGGTGGTATTGGACTTGCTATGGGTTACCACCCCGCCGCTGTGCTTGCTGGTATTCCACCTGCCCTGCTAGCATCGCCAAAGCTTAGTGGCATGTCGCAATTTAACTTGGGCCGTGCGGAACGGGCCGTCAACACAAAAGCGCGTGGTGCTGCTGATTTGTTGGCACCGCCCGTAATGACCAACGTGGCATCTCAGGTCGGTTCTGCCCTTGAGGACGACCGCCAAGGCCGCAAATCGGGTGGCCGCGTGTCTTCGCACGACATGGCCGCAGACCAGTTGGTGCGGGCCGCAGAACGTGCTAAGAAGGGGTGGAGCGCCGAAACCGAACCCTTGCTGAACCAAAGCGATGACGCTATCGCCCACGCCCTAGAAGTTGCGAACAGGAGCATCTGATGACCACAACCAACAAGAGCTTGGCAGAACCTTCTAATGGCACTCTAAACTGGGACACGCCCCTAAACGCCAACTTTGGTATCCTAGACACGGCGCTTGGCGGTACGGTGACCAAGACCGTTACGGGTCTGGGCGGAACGCAAACTCTTGCTTTAGCCGACTACCAGAACATGAACATCATATTTTCTGGGGTTCTGTCGTCCAACCTGATCTACCAAGTGCCATCGGGCGTTGGTGGCCAATGGCTGCTTGTTAACGCAACGTCTGGTGCGTTTACGTTGACCTTCCGCACCGCAGCGGCTGGCACAACGGTTGTTGTGCCGCAGGGCAAGAATGTTGTTGCCTTTTCAAATGGCACGAATATTTACTACGAGAACGCCTTGGTTAGCCCTTTGTCGATCAGCGGCGGCACTGCAACGTGGACAATCACTGCAAGCGGCACAAACTTGACGTTCGCCTACGGTGGTGTAAACAAGCTCACCCTAACCAGTGCGGGCGCACTGACAACATCTGGCGACATCACGGCATTTGGGGCACCGTAAATGGGACTTCCGTTTAGCGGTAACGGCACACCAATAGACTTTTCTGATATCCAAACAACGTTTGGTGGGGCGAACCCCATCAGCATGTCCGAATACTATCGGGGCGGCGCATATGTCACTGACAACAACACAAGTGTGCCGACAAACGAATTTACCATAACGTCAGTAAGCTGGTCGGCAAGCGTAGCCATAATTGGCATTAGTGGTTCAACGGTCATTCCAGTTGGCACTTCGGTTGTCATCGCTGGCATGATCCCATCTGGCTACAATGGCACATACATTGTCACGGTTTCTTCGGCTGGATCGTTTAGATACGCCTTGGCAACAGACCCTAACATTGCAAATGTGTTTACCATAACGGCAGCGAGTTGGCTGGCAAGCGTGGTTACAATTGTCATTAGCGGTTCAACGGTCATTCCCGTAAGCTCTTCTGTTATCATTGCGGGTATGACGCCCGCTGGTTATAACGGCACATATACCGTAACGGTTTCTTCGGCTGGGACGTTCAGATATGCTTTGGCAACAAACCCTGGCGTTGCAACTGTGTTTGGCACTGCCACCCGCTCAACGGTGTTTGGAACCGCCACTACCGCTACTGGAACCTTCCCCATTGCTGTCGGTAACTTCTACGGCGCATCTAAGCAATTCTCGTTGGCAATTGCTGCTAACACGACCAACCTAACCGTCAATTCGGCCTACCTGACAACCGCAGGATGGGATGGCGCAAGCTACTTCCAGATCACTGTCAACTCTGGCATTTACGTCTATTCTACGTCCACAGCCAGTAGCGGCATGAACATCACAGGTTCTTTCCCATACGGCTTTGGCGTTGTGAATGGCGGTTATATCTTGGGTATGGGTGGCGCTGGTGGTAATCAGACATCCCCATACACTGGTTTTGCTGGCGGCCCTGCATTGACCGTTACAAACTCTTTTACAACAGCCACCATGTCCATTCTAAACAACTCTGGCGCTTACATTGCAGGTGGCGGTGGTGGCGGCGCTGGTATGCCGAACAGTGGCGGGGAAATAACTGGTGGCGGTGGCGGCGGTGCTGGCGGTGGTGCTGGCGGTCAAGCAAGACAAAATCGTGGTGGATACAATCTTGGTACGCCAGGAACTGGCGGCGCTATTGGTGTAGCTGGTACTAATGCTACGGAAGGCACTGCAAACTTATGGCCCGGTTTTGGCGGCGGCGCGGGCGGTGGCGGCGGCTCATATGATTTGGGCGGCATTTCCGCCACCCGTGATGGTGGCGGCTCTGGTGGTGGCGGTGGTCGTATTCTCCCCGGCTCAGGTGGCGCTGGTGGAACACAAGGTGACAACGGCGGTAACGGCGGTTCTGCTGGCGCTGCGGGCGGTAACGGAACGTTTAGTGGTTCTGACCATGTTGGTGCGGGCGGCGGCGGCGGTTGGGGTGCTGCGGGCGGTAGTGCAACCCATTCCACAAACTCGGCAAGCGGTGGCGCTGGGGGTGCGGCTATTGACAAAAACAACAGCACTGTGACCGTGACAAACAATGGAACGGTCTATGGCAGTATTCTTGCTTAATCCCCAGCCTTGACCTTGCCAATGTGCATGGTGTTTAGCAAAACCATGCCAACGCTATAAAAACCCGCGTTGTCGGGCTTGCGGTAGAACTCTTCTACCAAGATGAAGTCACTGTCATTAAGGGCATCATAGAACCCCTCAATGCTGCTGACGGGGTATTCGCAGATTACTTGGTGGACCAGTTCACCCTTGCGGGAGGGCATGTTCATTGTAACGATAAACCTCATCGGCGGAATAACCTCATAACTTCACGCTCAAGGTGGGGCCGGATCAGGGCGGGTGCCTTGTCCAGCGCCCTGCGGCGCGCCTCTTTTGTCTTTAGCTTGAGAACCGCCGTTGCGCCATCGAAAATGTACTTGCTGCACACCGACTGAATACCAGCGTCCTCGTCTTCCAGCGCAACCTCACCCATCAGTACGGCCCTGATGCGGTCGCTGGGCCGCCTACCGCGCCATATAGGCATGAAGTGCCTCCCATGCAGCATCTACCCCCAGCGCCACGCAAACGAAGCTCCCAGCAGCCTGTGCGGCCCTCAGATAGGTAAGCTGCGCGGCACTAAGCTCTGATTGGGTGTGGTCGCGGCGCTTAAGCTCACAGACGAAGGCTGGTGCGCCAGGTATAAGGATGTCGGGTGCGCCTGCGGTCATGCCCTCGGCCTTGTGGGTGGCGGCTTCCAAATGGTTGCGCTTGCCCTCGTTGCGGACGTGAAACGCGATGATCCCAAGCGTGTCGGGGTATTCGCGGCGAAGGCGGTTAAAGAAGGTGACCTGCTCCAAAGTTTCCTTGGGGCAGGCCCCGCGATAGTTCAGGTCGCCGTAGACCCTTATGTCATTCGGGAGGTGCATCCACTGGTCCATTGTAGCCCAGAACGCGGTAGTACTTCGTCTGGGGGTCTAATTTATAAGTAATCGTCTTGGGGTTTGCCCCACCAAGCATTGCAAACTGGTTAGTGTCCTTTACCGTTGCAGGGTGCTTGGGGTTCTTCATCACCCAGTACGAGAATGACCTATATTCAGTGACCACGTCAACCTTCCATGTGGCGTTGCCGCTGCGTGAAAGATTGCTTCGCACGTCAAACAGGATCACGTTGTCAGTCTGGCGCTGCGTGGGGTCTTTTTTCATGGCTTTGAACGCCAACTTAAGCTTGTCGTTCGGGTTGACAATCTCGCCCTTGCAGTGGGTGCAATACCGCGCTGCGATGTCATTCTCGCCCTTGCAGTGGGGGCATTCCTTGGATGTCCAGCGGCTGGTGCATTGGACACGTTCCCCCGCGATGGTCACAGATGCTTGGCAACGGCGACCGAAGTGCGCTGGCATCGAACCCCATTCGGTGGCAATACGCTGCCCGTCAAGGTCTAGAAAATATCCATTTCCGTCGATGGGATATCCTTCTTTGTTGGGGCGGCCTGTAAACTCGTTCTCAACGCCGCACAATTCGCATTCGCAGGTAACAAACTCAGCGTCTGGGTTACCCTTTTTCGCCTTAATGTTGGGGTTAAACACATCCCCTTCGGGGCAGTGGCGCTGCAAGTTTTCCGCATAGTCTAGGATTAAGCAGGTCTTCTTGCCCTCGTCCACGCGCAGACCCCGCCCGATGATCTGTTGCAATAATCCCACACTTTCGGTCGGGCGCAGGATGGCAATCATGTCAACGTGGGGCGCATCAAACCCAGTGGTCAAAACGGACACGTTGACCAGATACTTGATCTTCTTGGCCTTGAAGTCTGCGATGATCTGCTTGCGTTCGGGCTTGGGCGTGTCAGCCGTGACCAGCGCCGACAGTTCGGGTGGCAGGGATGCCATGCATTCTTTAGCGTGTTTGACCGTGGCGGCGAAGATCATCACGCCACGCAGGTATGCCGCCTGATCAACGATGTCGGCCATGATGGCGGCAGTCTTGCGGCCATGCCCATGGAACGCGCGGTCAATGTCGGCAGCATCAAACTGGCCACGGCTGTTCAGTTCCATGTTAAGCGTTTGGTATCCAACAGTCCCAGCTTTGCCAATGGTGGGCTTGGTTAGGAAGCCCTGTTCGATCAGTTCGTAGGCTTGGATGCGGTAGACGCAGGCTTCAAAGTAGGGGTCTTTGGTTTGGTCTTCGCGGACGGGTCGCCCATCGGCCCAATAGCGGAAGATGTAGCCCGTGTTCATGCGGTAGGGCGTAGCAGACATGCCCATGACGCGCAGCATGGGGTTCACCTTCCTGATTTCCGTGATGATCTCTTTAACCGTGTTGGTCAGACCATGGCATTCGTCGATTACCACCGCAGCAAACTCTTTGCCGAACCGCTTGATGGAGTTGATCACGGTGCCAGGTGTCCCAAACACCACGGGGTGGCGCAGGCTTTTCTCGCCCGCGCTGGCCGAAAAGATTGAACACTTTGCGCCCGTCAGGCGGAACTTTTCGGCGTTCTGGTTGACCAGTTCGGCGCTGGGGGCCAAGCAAAGGATGTGCTTACCCTTGGAAATGCCGTGGATGGTGTCGGCTAGTGCTGCGATTATGTGGGACTTACCCGCTCCAGTTGCTGCTTCGATACAGCACGGGGCGGTGTTTCTCTTGATCCAGTGGATGATCTGGTCGTGGGCTTCTTGCTGGTAGGGGCGCAGTGTCATGGTAAATCCTCATGGTTGGTGACAAGAGAATACCACCCTTGAGGCCCCCGCGCAACAATCAATTTGTAAAGTCAGCCACAAGTCTGGGGTTTATTTGCCGATGATCCCTCTAAGTTTTCCGGCATACCACTTCCCATCATCAACATCCAAATCTTCGCAGAACTTGGCGCAGTATTCGATCACATCGCGGCGGGCAGTTTCAAGCTGCCGCCGCAATTGCATGTTGATGTTGATCTGGCGCTGAAGCTGATCTTCGACCGACATGTCAGAATGCCGCAATTTGGCAGCCTTTGGTCTTAAGGATGTCTGAAAACACTTGCCATTTTTCCATGTAGTCGGCGGGAACTTCGACCATGAACGTCAACGTTTCAGGCGTTACTACAGGCTTTGGCCCAGGCTTTCCCATCGGGATCAGTTCAAGCGTAGGCTGCAATAAGTTTGGGTTTGCCAAGTTTTCAAGATATGCCTTAGCCCGCCTGTCCGTTATAGAGCTTGCATCTTGGTTGTTATGCCAATGTTTGGTAGCCCCATGGCTCTTTGAGACAATCAGATCAAGCTTTTGTTCGTCGCAAAGCAACGCTGAAAGCTTGTATATGTTTGGCCAAGATTTTTTGAACCTGCCGTAAACTTCAGGGTGCTGTTCAAGAACAGTTTTTTCGGGTTCCATAGGTTCGGTCATTTTCATTTCATCCTTCATTTTAAGTTCCAGTAGGTTGAGGGTTTTCCACGGTATTCTTCAAGGTCAAGATTGGGCAGATGTTCCTTGACCACGGTGGCATAAGACACGCTGCCAACCCGATGCACTTGCGTAAGCTTGCGCCCACAAATCACGGCATCTTCGCCCGCAGTTTCAAACACGAGATTATCCAAGATTTCTTTCTTGCGGTCTTCGGCCTCTTTGATTTGGTTGGTGAGTACATCGTACTCCGCAATCAAATACTGGAAAGCAAGGCCATCCAGATCAAGCTTTCCTTCTGGCTCTGGCATACCTTCGTCACAGATCGCCAAAAACTCGTTGTAGAACGCCTCCAACTTGGGCAGGTTTTCTTTGATCCAAGTATAGTTAATATCCTCGATTTCCAGTTTGTAATCGTGCGGGGTCCACTGCCAGAAATAGCAGGCCACGCGGTCAGTGCAGTACATCTGGATTTGCATCTGGGCGTGGTAATGCAGCTGATCCTTGATGCTCTTGAACGGCACAGGCTTGGGCTTATCACGCAGGCCAAATGGGCACTTTATTTCAAGCAAAGCATAGTCGCGGACATAGCCGTCAGGGCTTGCGCCTAGCCACGGCAACTTGGGATGCACCACGAACGAAGCAGGGGCCACCTGTACGCCCTGATCATACTCAAAAGCCTCGCGGG